TGCTTCCAGCGCGTCGCGGAACGACTTCTTGATGATCTCGCCGGCGGCCTTCGGCTGCGCCTTCAGCGCGTCGAACACGGTGCCGGCTGCCGCCAGGAAGCCGTCGAACAGGGCCACGGTCGTGTCGATCGCGACGGCGACCTGTTGCAGCAGGGTGGTCACGTCGAAGCCGTCGAGCAGCGCGCTGGCCAGCTCGCCGATCGTGCCGACCAGCGCGGTGATCTTGCCTTGCAGGTCGGGGATCGCAGCGGCAACGGCCGCGATGACGGTCAGCAGCAGGCCGAGCGGGTTCGCCGCGATGGCCACGGTGATCGCCTTGATGGCGCCGAGCAGGTAGCGCGGGCCCAGGAACAGGGCGAGGTTCTGCACGAAGACGATCAGCTTGTCGGCGTTCTCGGCGAGGAACCGCAGGCCCTTGGCCAGCGACTCGACCGCGCCGCGCAGGCTGCCGCTCGCGCCTTCCTGGCCCACGGCCAGGATCACGCCCTGGAAGGCCGACTTGACGCGCAGCAGCGCGCCGTTCAGGTTGTCGTCCATCACGGTCGCGGTGCGCTTGGCGGTGCCCTGGGCGCCGTTCAGCACCTCGGTCATCTCTTCCACGCGCGGGATGTTCTCGGACAGCACGGCGAACGCCGGGCCGCCCCGCTGGCCGAAGATTTCCAGCCCCTCGCCGGCGCCGATGCCGGCGTCGCGCAGCAGGGTCAGCGCCTGGGAAAGCCCCACCTGCGAAACGCGGACCTGATCGGTGGTGATCCCGAACCGCTGAAGGATGTCGGCGGTCGCCGCGGTCGGGCTTTCCAGCTCGGCCATGACGCGGCGCAGGCCGGTGCCGGCCAGCGTGCCCTTCAGGCCGGCGTCGGACAGCACGCCCAGCGCGGCGCTGGTCTGCTCCAGGCTGACGTTCAGGCCGCGCGCGATCGGGGCGACCAGCTTCATGCCTTCGCCCAGCTCGACCACGGTGGTGTTCGCGCTGTTGGACGCCAGGGTCAGCACGTCGGCCACGCGCGCCATGTTCCGGGCCTCGATGCCGAAGCCGCGCAGCGTCGCCGCCGCGATGCTGGTGGCCTGCCCCAGCGATGCGCCGCCGGCCTGCGCCAGCAGCAGGGTGTCGCCGATCGCCGCCAGCGACTCGTTCGCCTCGAAGCCGGCGCGGGACAGCTGCACGAGCCCGTCGGCCGCCTCGGTGGCGGTGAAGCGGGTGCTGATGCCCAGCTGCTGGGCCTTCTCGCTGAACTCGGCCAGGGCGTCGCCCGACTTGCCGGTGACGGCGCCCACGGTCGCGATGGCCTGCTCGAACTGGGCCAGAGTGCGGACTGCGCTGGCGATCACGGCGCCGCCGGCGAGGATGCCGAACATCCGGCCCAGGCTGCTGCGGACCGCGTCCGCGCGGTTCTCGACCTTCGTCAGCTCACGGGTCACCTTCCGCGTGCCTTGCGGCACACGCGACGGGTCCACGATCACGTCAATTCGATAGTCTACCATGCGGCTATTTCTGCGTCCGGCGTTGCTGCTCGTCTCGCTGGTACTTCAGGTACTCTTCGTCTAGCTCGCGCAGCACGAGTTCGAAGACCCGCATCATAGGATCGTCCAGTTTCCGGCGTTCACCATAGAAAACAATTTTCGACCATGGAATCGGGCCGATTACTTGACCGAACTGCCGTTCGCTCGACAGCTCCCAGAACGCGCGGATGTAGAACTCGTCGCCCCGGACTATCGGGGGCTCTTCGTCCAGGAACTTCTGCTGGCGACCACCAGTGCCTCGGCAACGCTGATACTGGCCGGACTCTGACGCCCAGCCTTCGCGGGACCGCTTCAGTTCGAACCGGAGTCGCCTTCGGAGTTTCCCGCCAGCTCGCCGGCGTCGGGCGGTGCGATGTCGTCCGCGTAGAAGCGCTCGGTCGTGCTCGCGGTGTTGCGGATGCGGTCCATCAGGTGCGGCGCCTGCTCGTTCAGGGCCACGCACAGCTGCTCGGCCGCGCGCCGGTTGAAGATCACGAAGCCGTCTTCGCCCACGCCGTCGCTGCCGGGCTCGCCCTCGACGCCTTCCCAGTTGGCGATCACGAACCGGGGGTACAGCTGCACGTCGTCGTCGCGGTTCAGCGCGGCGTCCTCGGCGGTGATGCGGTCCGTCTTGACCATCGCGCGCACGCGCTTGCCGGACATGGCCAGCATGGCGTTGTAGTAGCTCGGGTTCGCCTCGGTGGCCGGCTTCACGAGGATGCGGGCCTTCGCCCCCAGCTCGGGCATATCCACCCAGGTCATGGCCTTGCGGATGTTGAACTTCGACAGATTCTTGAACATGGGGTTCCTGCGGGGTTACGGGTTTGAAACGGTAGCGACCAGACTATAGACCACCTGCACCAAAGAAAAAAGGGCGACCCGAAGATCGCCCTTTTCCCGCCGCGGGGATTGGTGCTCGCAGCTGTTCCCGATTAGACCGGGACGGCCGGGAAGAGACTGATGCCCAGCGACACGTTCGGGATGGTTCCGACCGGGTCGTTGAAGGCTTCGCCCGTCACGTTGACGAGCACAGACTGATCCACAGGGTATTCGCGGTCGCCGCCGCCGAACGTGAGGCTGGGCAGGTCGATCGCCAGTCCGCCGTCGTCGTTCGCCAGGATGGCGGTGAAGGTCACGGTCGTGTTGTTCTTGACCGCGTTCGTGATCTCCTTGTTCGTGAAGAGCATCTGGCCTTCCAGGTTCACTTCGAACAGGCCCGCGTTGACGAATGACGCGCCGAGCGTGCCCAGGCAGTTCTCGGGGGTCACGTTGTTGCGCAGGGTCAGGGTCAGGCTCTTGAAGCACACGTCCGACGCCGTGCTGATCACGTCCGTGGTCAGGCTGACGATGTTGGACGACGTGTTGAGCGCGACCGTGCGCAGCGGGCTGATGCCCGAAGATGCGCCAGTCTTCCGCGTCGGGGTGATGTCGTCGGCGTTCGTGCCGATGAAGCCCCAGGTCGCCGTCGCCTTGTCGGTCAGCGGCAGGTTCAGGGCCAGCTCGTTCGCGAAGTTGCCGATGGCGTACTCGTACTCGTCGGTGCCGACGCCACCCAGGTCAGGGTAGACGGCCTCGAACTGGTAGCTGCGCTCCAGGAACCGCTCGTCGTCGCTGTCCGCGGTCACCGCGACGTTGCGCAGGAACCGGCCGAACATGATGTCGGTCTCGGTCGAGTTCGACGGGTCGCTGGCCAGCGTGCTGCTCGCCTTGTCGAACGTCAGCGTGGTGGCGCTGATCGCCGTGATGCGCGCGTACCCGTAGATGTCCGTGCCGGTGCCCATGCCGTTCTGCACGGCGCCGGCGGTATCCGGGCTGCCGATGTGGAACATCTGGCCCACTTGCAGGCCGGTGGTCGTCCAGTCGATGTCGGCCGCCGAAACGAGCGTGCCGCTCGAACCCGAAACCGTCAGCGCAAGGTCAGCGATCGCCGCGCGGATGCCGCACACCTGAAGGCTGGCGCTGGTCGCCGGCGTCTCGGCCACGAGCGAGGAACCGCCCACGGTGATCGTGGTGTCGGTCGCGCCAACGTCAGCGGTCAGGACGTGCAGGCCGTTGTTCGCCGCGTTCGTGTAGCCAGCTGCCCAGATCAGCGACGCCTGCGCGGCGGTCACCCACTGCATCTTCCCGGCGAGCAGCGCGCTGGCGCTGTCGATCGTGAAGGTGGTGCCGCTCGCGACCGGCGGGGGAACCGTGCCGGTGCTCGCCTTCAGGTCGAACTCGACGTTCGCGTACTCCGCGAACACGAAGCCCTCGGCGAAGTCGTCGAACGACTGCATCGTCAGGTCGGCGTCGAACTCGACGGCCGATTCCAGGTTCGTCACCGTGCCCTTCTTCCGGCCGCGCTCGCGCGAAATCGGTCGACGTGCGACGGTGGTGATGGACGCGCCGTAGGCGCTGATGCTGTTCGGCTCCAGCAGCTTCCACAGCGGAGAGCCCGGCAGCACGCCGATCGAATCTTCGATCGTGTATTGCAGCGAGACGTTGTTAGTTAGAACCCGTGCCATTATTTGGTCTCCGTGTAGGTGAAGGTTGCTTCGACGTTGATCTGGTACCAGTCTTCCGTGGGCCCGATCTCGCGAACCACCGCCGACGTGAATCTGATTTGCTCAGGGGAAAGAGTCTTGCCCTCGAAGATTCCCTGGGCCACTTGTGCTAGAGTATCCGCCAAAGCGGCCCCCGAATCCAGGGGCGCAAAGCACTGGACGATGACCGAGCCCGACGATTCGAACTTGCGGCCGTTCAGCGGGCCCAGCGATTCCTGCTGCCGGGAGCCGTGGCGGACCGTAGTCCGGGCCCAGACGGCTTCCGTGGGCGGGTTGAAGTTCTCGTTGTCGAACGTGTA